TAAATGTTGACACGGAAAACATCGATGTTAATGTTGAACGTAAAGACGGAGAGTTAAAAGTTAACTACGATTCTAAAAAACTTGATGTGCAAGTTAATAAAACCGCTGACAACGTTGAGGTGAAAGTTGACGCACAAGGCGGTTTATTAAAATTTGTAGGCAATATTATTAAAAAGGTATTGCTCAGAAGATTAAAGTAACTATATTTGTACCTGATTTCTTCATAATTGATAGGTTAATTGTTAACGAGAACCCTTACTTCGGTAGGGGTTTTTTAGTTTAAATAAAAAATATCTGAAAAAAATGTAACCTATATTAAAAAATATAAGTATATTTGTACCAAACAATTAAATAAAACATTATGAAAAATTACTTTTACGACTTGTTAGACCAAGTCACACCCGCTAACGAAGAACACAAAGAGTTTTTAAGGGTCATTTCGTTCGGTTTAACGCTGTTTATAGGCACGTTTGGTGCATTACTATCACTTTTTATTTTAATACGATGAGAAAGCCTAAAAAAGCAAATCCGACTTTGATTGAAATAATTGATTATTGGTTGGAACAAAAGAAGAACAACACGGGAAGAATGGACATTCAGCATTATATGAAAGTTTGTCACGCAAAAGCACGAACGTTAAGATGGAATGAAAACGATAAAACTTGGAGTTATGTGGGTAAAAAATAGGGATGGTTATACTTTGTTATTGAGTAATGACCCTTGCGAAGTGTTTTATTATTTCAATGTAAAAGAAATGCACGGGTTAAACATAACGGATTGTAGATTGCACCAAAACACGAAACAAAGTAGTTATATTGCCGGGTGGTGTAATTTCATTCCTAAAGCAAATAAAGAGTATGGCGAAAAGGATAAGCGATTCGTGTTTATCAATCTTTCTCAATGCACCGATGATGTTAAAACTACAGGATTAATTATGCACGAACTTTGTCATCAGTCTTTATTCAGGTTTAATTACGATATGGAAAAGGAAGAAGAGATAATTACTTGGGCTGAAGAAGAAACCTACGAAATTTATGAATACATTAAAACATTAATATGAAATACAGATGGATTAGAAAAATAACTCAAACGTATAAGGATAGAACTTATTTAAGTTATGCAGTAAGTATTAACGATAAGCATCTTTATAGTTCATCCGTGTTAGAGTATTGCGAAGAATACGTTTTGAAATACGCACAAAAACACGGAATCAAAGAAGAAGATGTATTAAGAACCGGAAAACATAAAAGAATTAAATTATGAAAACAGCAGTAGAATGGTTGATACAAGAACTATTTAATAATGGATATTTTCCTTATGGGGTTCCTGAAGATTTTGTTAAAAAAGCCAAAGAAATGGAAAAAGAGCAGGTTGAAGATTTCTTTAATGCAGGTGTGAGATATGGCTCAGGAAGTGTTATGTCAACCGAATGGGGAGAAGATACAGAAGAATACAACTTTGAACAATACTACAAAGAAACCTTTAAATCAGAATAGAATGAAAGCAAAAGAAGTTACAGCGGTGTTCGAATGGACGAATGAATCCGTCTTATTGCAGCAAATAGAACGGTTAAAAGAATTACTACTACAGGGTAAGGAATATCACGAAGATGTTTATAATAAAATGAGTCTTCAATTTATGCAGAAATACGAACGGACTCGAAGTTTTAAAGTAATTAACCATAATGAAGTAATAGTAAAATCTAAAGTATGACACCGAGAGAAAAAGCAGAAGAATTATTTGGAAAATTTGCAGACATTGAACACTTAGGTGTTTATGGGGATTATAACGGAACTTGGGAATGGAGTTCGTCTTTATGGAGAAAACAAGCTAAAGAAAGCGCATTGATTGCAGTTAATGTAGTTTTAAACCTTTGTTGGGGAAATAATCAAGTAGGTATTAATCATTGGAATGAAGTAAAACACGAAATTGAAAAGCTATGAGAAATTATTTAGGATGCGCAGTCTACTTTTTTTTAGGCGGTTTATTTTGGTATTTAGTTATTCACTTTATAATTAAGTTTTGGTAATGAGAAGAATGTTACTTTACAATGCAAAGCAGAAGATTGACTACCGTAAAATAAAGCGGTGGAAGATTCGTGTTAATGTATCGAATAATTTTTATAAGAATTTTGAGTTTGATTAGAAAATAATTTATATATTTGCAGAACATACGACCGAAATGCAAAAAGACTTTATTAATTTAAGGAAGTGTAAACCGCCATATAATCATTTGGTCGTGTGTTATTGTGGCGGCTTCCTTTATAAAAACACGACCGATGAACAATCAACAAGGATGGATAAAACTCCATAGGCAAATTCTCGAATGGGAATGGTACTCAGATAATAACTGCTTTAGGTTATTTCTTCATTTGCTTTTAAAAGCTAATCACAAAGAAAAACGATTTAAAGGAATTGAATTAAAAGTAGGTTCTATTGTTACAAGCCGTGATTTATTAGCACGTGAAACTGGGTTGAGTAGTCAACAAATTAGAACTGCTTTAACTAAGTTAATTTCAACAAACGAAATAACCAGCGTTACAAGTTCGCAAGGTACTATTATTCAAATAGTTAGCTATGAAAAATACCAAGTACCAACCAACGAAATAACAAACGAGCAACCAACGAGCAACCAGCAATCAACCACTAACAATAATGTAAAGAAAGAAAAGAAGTTTATAATACCAACTTTTAATGATGTTTTGGAATATTGTATGCAAAACAATTTAGACGTTGATGGAGTAAAATTTATTAACTTTTACGAATCAAAAGGTTGGATGGTTGGTAAAAACAAAATGAAAGATTGGAAAGCTGCTATTCGAACTTGGGTAAAACCTAAACAACAAGTTGAAATTTCACCTGAAGAACTTAAAGCAATTAAACTCGGATTCCTAAAACCTAAACAATGATAACACAAGAAGGCGATTGCCTGCAATATCTTTTAGATTACAAAGACGGCAAAATAAAAGACGGATTGAAAATTGATTGTCATTTAGATGAGTACATTAGATTTAAACCTAACCAACTAAACATAATTCTCGGACACGATAACGTTGGGAAAACTTATTGGATAAATTGGTACTTCTTAACACTTGCACTTAAACACGATTTAAAGTTTTGCATTTGGAGTGGTGAAAATAAGAAAGCTACAATATTACGTGACTTGCTTCAGATGTATTATGGAATAAGATTTAAGGATTTAACCTATCAACAAATAAATTCAGGAATAACAATACTTGAACAGCAGTTTAAATTCATAAGCAATAAAAATCTTTACAAGCCAAATGAATTATTGAAGTTGTTTGAAGAAAGCGAATGCAACGTAGCTTTAATTGACCCATTCACCGGGTTAGATAGGCAAATGGATTTTCAAAGCAATTACAATTTCTTAAATACTTGTCGTGATTTCTGCAATAAGTTTGGAGTAACGATATACATAAACACGCATCCAAACAGCGAAAGCGGTAGAAGTGGTAACGTTTATCAAGATGGCGAATATAAAGGACATTTAAAAGCACCATTGAAAGACCATATCGAAGGTGGTAAAGCATTTTCAAATCGTTGTGATGACTTATTTGTTATTCATAGGTTAGTAAAACACGAAACAATGAAATATGTAACGTGGGTAAATGTTGAGAAAGTCAAAGATATGGATACGGGTGGTAAACACACAGCATTAAATGACCCTATTATGTTTGATTTTAATTCAGGCTTAGGATTTAAAGTTAATGGAGTTGACCCATTACAAAACGTAAGACCAAAAATGTCAAATAGTTTTCCAGCTAAACAACTACCTTTAATTGAACCCGATGTAGTTAACGGAAAAGAATTACTTTCGTTTAGCGAAAAGATGAAACAAAGTAAAGACGATGTTCCTTTTTGATTATTATAACAAGCAAAAACACGAATTATGGATGAATTGACAATTATAAAAGGCAAAGTGTTATTAGACACTACTTATTTAAAGATTAAAATTAGCCTTGAAGAAATCAAACAAAAACACGAACATAGAACCGATTTAATTAACTCAATGGAACGTAGTTTAGCAGACCTTCAAGAAGTAAAGATAAGTTACGATGCTATGGAAAAAGAACTAAGAACAGCAGTTCAATCGTCTTTTCGTTTAGAACGACTGCTTCAGGAAGAAAAATTTAAGGTTGAAGCCTTAAAAAAAGAATTAGAAATTAAGGGTATAGACTTATAATTATGAGTATTAAAGAAAAATATAAGGTTAAAAGCATTGATTCGTATATATGCAGAGAATGGTTATTAAAAAAACATTACGCTAAAAGAATCCCAAGTATTATTTATTCATTTGGATTATATAATTACGAAAATATATTGCAAGGTGTTTTAACATTTGGAATGCCTCCAAGTTCAACACTTGCAGAAAGTATTTGCGGAGAAAATTATAGTAAAATTGTATTAGAACTTAATCGATTAGTTGTAAATGATGGATTAGAAAAAAATGTATTAAGTTATTTTGTTTCAAATTGTTTAAAAATGATACCTAAACCAAATATTGTGGTATCGTTTAGTGATGCAAATATGGGACATAATGGATACATATATCAAGCGTGCAATTTTTTATATACTGGTGAAAGTTCAAATATTACAAAACTAATTGATAAAGATGGAAAGGAATTTCATTTTAGAAATATTGGACATTATCAAAAAAATAATCGATTAAAAGTTTCATTAATAAAAAGAAGATTAAACGAGCAAAATATTAATAAAATTGAAGTAGCTAAATATTTACGAAAATTTAAAGGTAATTATAAAGCAAAAGATTTAGATAAGATTTTTGGATATAAAGATACTTGTTCGCATTGGTTTAGAACTGATAAAGGTTTTAGTTATCCAAATATTGATGATTGGTTAAAATTAAAAGATATATTAAAATTTGATGATAGTTTGGATGATAAAATGTTATCATTTGAAATGATACCTGATAGTAATGAAATAATAAAAAAACTTGAATTAAATAAAATTGATATTTTACCAAAACATCGATATATTTTTATAAATGCTAATAAAAAAGATAAAAAAAGCATTATGAATAAATTAAAATTACAAATAAAAGAATATCCAAAAGGAAATAATAAAAAATATGATGCTTCATATATTACAAGCACTCAATTAAATTTATTTTGATATGCCACGCTGTAAAAACTGCAAAGAGAAATTTGAACCTATTAAATTCCTTCAAAAATACTGCTTAAAAGATGAATGCGTTCGTGTTTGGGTAGAATCCGAAAAGACGAAACAATGGAAAAAGACGAAAGCTAAAATGAAGAACGACTTAGAAACTATCCAAGAACTAATTAAAGCTACTCAGATAATTTTTAATAAATATATCAGATTACGAGATAAAGGTCAAGTTTGTATAAGCTGCCAAAAGAAACTCAAAGAAGGTAACGTGGATGCAGG